GTCGCCGCGCAGGGCCTATGGTCAGTCCAGTGTTGCAACCTCTTGGCTAGGGTCATAATGGCGCGCAAAGGCGTATCGCTGTCAGTGGGACGGGGCGAAAAGCTACCCGTCTCCAAAGGCGCTGGCCTGACAGCCAAGGGCCGGGCCAAGTACAACGCCGCCACGGGCAGCAAGCTGAAGCCCCCGCAGCCCGAGGGCGGCGCGCGCAAGAGGTCATTTTGCGCCCGTATGGGCGGCGTAGTCGCCAAATCGAAGAACGCAGAACGGGCGAAAGCCTCCATGCGGCGGTGGAAGTGCTAAAAATGGCGTCAAAACCCGGACTTTACAGCAATATTCACGCAAAACGCGCCCGGATCGCCGCCGGATCAGGCGAAAAGATGCGCAAACCAGGCACGAAGGGCGCACCGACCGCCGCTGCCTTCCGCAAGTCGGCCAAAACACGGAAAAAGTGATATGCCGCTCGTCAAATCAGCCACAAAATCCGCATTTCGCAAGAATATCGCCGCTGAAATCAAGTCTGGACGCCCCCAGAAGCAGGCGGCAGCCATTGCATACGCCGTCCAGCGCGCTGCCAAGGGCAAGCCGAAGGCTGGCGGGGATATGAAGTACACGCAGCCGATGCCAATGCCCAAGCCGAAGACCGGCGGCATGAAGAGAACCATGCCCATGCCCGCACCCAAGCCGAAAATGGGCCGTGCCAACATGATGGCGCGCACAATGATGAAAAAAGGGGTCTAAAATGGCCGAACAGAGCGTTACACGCAGCGGTAAGAGCAGCAGCCAACGCAAGAGCGAGGCGCAGTCCGTCAGCCGTGCTGGCAAGGGCGACCTTCAGACCGGTGTTTATGGTAAGACGACCATGGCCAACCCGATTGGCCGTCGTTATGCCTCGCCAATCGGCCCATCCAATCGCGGCTTTATACCCGGCGGCGACGGAATTATGGCACTAAACAACATTCGGATGACGCCTACAAGCAAAGCTCCTAAAGCGACGCCAAACGTCATTCCCGCCGCGCAGGTCATCAGCAACGTGACCCGCGAGCGCACGTCACCCGCGCCGTCCCGCCCCGCAGCGCCCGCCCGCATGGGCGTCACGCCAGCAACCGGCAAGACGACGGGCTTCACGTCTGGCACCAAGACCGGCACGACCATGACCAAGGCCGGTAAGGCCTTCAAGACGGCCGAGAGCGCCTATCAGCGTCAGCAGCGCATGGCGTTGGAAAAGATGGGTGTTGCAGGCCCTCGCGGTGGCACTAGCAAGACCAGCAGCAGCGCTGGCGGTATGCGCAGCACGGGCGGCGGTTCGCGTAGCTCTGGCGGCGGCGCCGTTGGCAGCACCTCAGGAACGCGCGGCTACGGATCCGGCGGCAACGTGGGCCGTGGAGACGTCGGTGCAGGACGCAGGGGCGGCGGACGGTAAATGGCTGACAACAGCGGCATCAAGGGCGCGGAGATCGTCGCAGACGGCGGGACGGACAAGGCTGACCTGCTCGCCACCATGCGCTCGCGCTTTACCATGGCCATCTCGGCATATGGTGAGAGCCGTGAAGACGAGTTGGACGACCTGCGTTTCATGGCAGGCTCGCCCGACAACCAGTGGCAGTGGCCAGCCGACGTGCTGGCCACCCGTGGTTCCGTGCAGGGCCAGACCATCAACGCGCGTCCGTGCCTGACCATCAACAAGCTGCCGCAGCACGTCCGGCAGGTTACCAACCAGCAGCGGCAGAACCGCCCGTCTGGCAAGGTGATCCCGGCCGACGACAACGCCGACGTAGCCGTGGCCGAGGTGTTCGATGGCATCATCCGGCACATCGAGTACATGTCCGACGCCGACGTGGCTTACGACACCGCCTGCGACAACCAGGTGACCTACGGCGAGGGCTACATCCGCATCCTGACCGAGTACGCCCGCGAGGACAGCTTCGATCAGGACCTGCGCATCGGGCGCATTCGCAACGCTTTCAGCGTCTACATGGACCCGACGATCCAGGACCCGTGCGGTTCTGACGCCCAGTGGTGCTTCATCACCGAGGACATCGTCAAGGCCGACTACGAGCGCATGTTCCCGGACGCAGCACCCATCTCGTCCATCCTGACCCGTGGCATTGGCGACCAGTCGCTCTCCATGTGGCTGTCGGAGAACACCATCCGCATCGCGGAGTATTTCTACATCGACCACAAGAAGGCGACGCTGCACCTCTATCCGGGCAACGTCACGGCCTTCAAGGGGACGCCGCAGGACCAGAACCTTGCGGCCATGTTCGGCAAGCCGCTGCGCACCCGCGTCGTGGACCGCCGCCGTGTCATGTGGCTCAAGACCAACGGCTACGAGGTGCTTGAGGAGCGTGAGTGGGCGGGCAAGTACATCCCCGTCGTCCGCGTCGTCGGCAACGAGTTTGAGGTCGATGGCCGCCTCTACGTCTCCGGCCTTGTGCGCAACGCCAAGGACGCGCAACGCATGTACAACTACTGGGTCAGTCAGGAAGCAGAAATGCTGGCTCTGGCCCCCAAGGCACCCTTCATTGGCTATGGCGGCCAGTTTGAAGGCTATGAGATGCAGTGGAAGACGGCCAACACCAACAACTGGCCGTACCTCGAAGTGAACCCGGATGTGACAGACGGCGCGGGCAATGTCCTGCCTCTCCCGCAGCGTGCGCAGCCGCCGCTGGCACAGACGGGCCTTATTCAGGCCAAGATGGGCGCTGCCGAGGACATCAAGGCCACCACGGGCCAGTACAACGCCTCGCTGGGCCAGCAAGGCAATGAGCGCTCCGGCCGGGCTATCCTTGCCCGCGTGCAGGAGGGCGACACCGGCACCTACCACTTCGTGGACAACCTCGGCCGCGCCATCCGCCACGTCACGCGCCAGCTTGTGGACCTGATCCCGAAAATTTACGACACCGAGCGCATCGCCCGCATCATTGGCGTGGACGGTGAGGTCGGCATGGCCAAGATCAACCCGATGCAGCCCGAGCCGGTCAAGAAGATTTACGACCAGATGGGCAACGTGATTGAGAAGATTTACAACCCGTCTGTCGGTCAGTACGACGTCGTCATCACGACCGGTCCGAGCTACCTGACGAAGCGCCAGGAGGCCGTCGAGGCCATGGCCAACATCCTCCAGACTAGCCCGCAGCTTTGGCAGGTGGCAGGCGACCTGTTCATCAAGAACATGGACTGGCCGGGCGCGCAGGAGATGGCGGCCCGCTTCAAGAAGATCATCGACCCGAAGGTGCTGGCGGAAGACGACAAGTCGCCGGAACTTCAGTCTGCTGAACAGATGGTCGAGGCGCTCACGCAGCAGTTGAATGAAACCATGGGTATGGTCGAGAACATCCAGAACTCGATGGAGGCCCAAGAGCTTCAGATCAAGGCATACGATGCCGAGACGAAGCGGATCAGCGCCATGCAGCAGGCCATGACGCCTGAGCAAATCCAAGACATCGTCATGGGAACCATCGCGGCTGCGGTGGAGACGGGCGACATCTCGTCTGGCAAGCCCATGATGCCCCAGCCAACCGAAGCACCCCGCGAGATGCCGCTGGGGCCTGAGATGCTTCCTGAAGGAGCGCCCGTATGAGCAACTGCGACAAGTTTCTAGGGATGCTGTTTCTGGCGCGCGACGTGACCCACTCCGCGCACCTGAACACGCGGTCCTACGCCAAGCACAAGGCTTTGGGTAAGTTTTACGACGAAATCATTGAATTGGCGGACAAATTTGCCGAGATGTATCAGGGCAAGTATGGCCTGATCGGCCCTGTCGCGCTGATGTCGGCCGACAAGTCGAACAACGTGACCGAGTTCTTGGAGCGTCAGGCCGAGCAGATCATGAAGACGCGCTATGACATCGTGGACCGCGAGTGTACCCCGCTCCAGAACGTCATAGACGAGATTGTCGGATTGTACTATAAAACTCTGTACAAGCTCAAGTTCCTCGCATAAGGACCGCTACCTATGGGCCTCAAAACCACAACCGTTTGCCTCGGCTATCAGCAGATTACGCCGAACTCCGCCACCAGCCTCACGGTGCCTGCGATTGCGCCGGACGGCTCCAAGCAGCAGGCCACCTTCGCGGTCATCACGCCGGAAATCCAGAACGTGCGCTGGCGGGACGACGGTACGGACCCCACGGCGTCGGTCGGCATGCCGATCTATGTTGGCACGTCGTTCCTCTACGACGGCGACCTGACCAAAATCCGCTTCATCAACACCGTCGCTGGCGGCAAGGTTAATGTGAGCTACTACGCATGATGAACGTCACGGGGGTTCCGCTCAACATTGCTGGCGCGGCCTCCGCGGCCGGCTACATCATCACGGCCGATGCGATCATCACCGAAAGCACGACCACCCGCACGCTGTCGGCTGCCGACAACGGCAAGATCATCTACTGCACCAACGGATCGGCTACGACCATCACTTGCGCCGCAGGGCTGGGCGCTGGCTTCTCCTGCACCATCATCCAAGGTGGGGCTGGCAAGGTCACGGTCGCCGCGGGCGGTCAGACGCTGGTGTCCTACTCCAGCCTCTTCAGCACGATGGGGCAGTACGCGGTCATTTCTCTCATCTGCCCGGTCGCCAACACGTTCGTGGCGGCGGGCAACCTCGGAGTTTAGCCTATGAGTGTAGCTCTTTCGCCCGTCGCTGGCGCCGCTGCGCAGTTTTTTGACAGCAATGGCGATCCGCTTAGTGGCGGAAAGATTTACACATATGACGCAGGATCTACCACACCGCGCGCGTCGTATACTAGCTATACGGGTGGCACCCCACACACAAACCCAATCGTTTTAGACGCCGCAGGTCGTGTACCTGGCGGCGAGGTTTGGGTTACCAACGGTGTTCAGTATAAGTTTGTCGTACGCACTTCTGACGACGTTTTGATCGGTACGTACGATAATCTTGTTTCTATAGTGACAATAGATAACAAGGCGCCTTTTGTTTCCGTAGCGGACTATGGTCCCATCAATACTGCGTCGCTTCTGGCGGCTATCTCCGCCAGCGACTACGTCTTTGTCAATAGCGGTACATACAACGGGCCTATTGACATTGCGCAGTCTAACAAGACCCTGATGATGGGCGACGATGTCGTTTTCTTCTTGCCGAACGGCACTGTAACGTCGTCCCTTGCTACCGGCCCAGCAGTCCTTCAAATCAGCGGAAATAACGTAACTATTCAGGGTGATTTTACCGTCAACGGTAATAAAGCGAACAATGATAGTTCGTCGTTCTCTTCATCCGTTCTTATCGGCAGTCTCAACATTTTAGGTGATAACTGCCAAATATATGGCACGGCTACGGTTCTCGACGCATACTACCGCGGCGTTACGGTTGGCGGCAGCCTGGTGTCTGGCGGAGAAGTGCAGGGTTTTTACGCCAACAAAATCTACGTTGCAAACGCAAACTTCTACTCAGTCATGCTGTGGTCTGTTGTCGATTGGCGTATTGAAGAAGTCCGCGCTACCACTAACGCACCGGGTACAACGCGCGATCAGCGCATTCGCACTGGGACACAGTCTTCTGCTACATCAATCTGCGGGCGCGGGTATATCGGCCTTGCGTACACCGATATAAATTGCGGATTTGTTGGAGAAGCAAAGACGATTGATGTCAGCATTGACACTGTGATGACTGGCGATGGCGGTAAACTGGAAGACTGCACTAACGTCCGCATCGGGCATTGGAACGCATATGATTGTTCTCGCGCGGCAGCACGTACTGCGTTCTTTTTAAACAACTGCGATAACTGTCATGTCGATAGCGTTATCGTAAATAGTTTTAACGATGACGGTTCAAACACTCCCGCCATTTCTTTTAATGGGACTACTTCCTGTAGTGTCGGCTCAATCGTATCTGTCGGCAATCAGACAAACACTCCTAACTCAGAACTTCGTATCCGCCAAGCTGATGGTCTTTATCTTGGTACTGTTGTCCTGCGCGATCCGGTTGGAACCTGCGAAGGGTTTTATTACGATCACGGCTATCCGACGCAGCAAGACATTATTGTTGACGATCTTATCTCGCGTGGTCATACCACTTGGGATATTGTGGTCGAGAACAGAACCCCGATTACCATTCGCAGCTTTAATTCAGATGCGCTAGTCCAATATCCGACGAACACGTACTACCCCAACATCACCGACAAAGACTTCCAAGAAATTGCCGCTTGGTCTCCAACGTATACAACGTCTGGAACTAATTTTACGTCCGTTACATACGACGGGATTACGGGCGCTAGGTACGTTAAACTTGGGAAGTTGGTGCATATATCTGGCATTCTGCGCACTGACGCTATTACGGTCGGTGGGGCTAGCGGAACGGTGTGCATCGGTAATCTACCTTTTCCGGTAAAAAATGATGGCGATGCGTATGCGGCTATTCCCTTGTCCTCGGCGAACAGTTTTGCTGGCGATGTTCCGCTGAATGGCCGCGCAGTTCCTAATACCTCTCGTATAGAACTATACTACCGCACTAGCGTTAATGGCGATGATACAGGCCTGGCCGTTTCCGACCTGAATACAGGGGCTAACTCAAACACTCTTGTTTTTGGCGGCGCTTATGAGACGGATTAAAACAGTATGATTACTCCATCTTACGCAATAACCGCTACAGAACGAGTTCTACCTCGTCTCGCGCTCAACTTTACAACTGGCGTGCTTGATCCGCGCGTGACTGTTACTCGCGCTTTGAACACCGCCACTCGCGTCAACAGCAGTGGTCTTATTGAAACAGTCAACGCTGATCTACCGCGCTTTGACTATGATCGTACAACACTAGCCCCTAAAGGTCTGCTAATTGAAGAAGCACGTACAAACTTGCTTTTGCAATCTTCAGATGCTTCTCAGTCGCCTTGGACGCCAGCGTCAGGCGGCGCGGGCGCTTTAGCGGTTGTAACTGCTGCTGCTGGGATTGCGCCTGACGGTACAAACACTGCCGTTAGAGTTCAGTTCAATTGCACAGATGCGTCTTCGTCAAGTAATCGGTCGCGTATTCAACAGTCCGTAACTGTCGTTAACGGAACTACATACGCCAAGGCGGTGTGGATAAAAGCGTATGACGAAAATAACGTAGGAAAAACCGTTCGTTTTTCTGTTGAAGGCATCGCAAATAACGTTACCCATACACTTACTAATCAGTGGGTCCGCGTTTCCGCGCCAGCCGGCGCCGCCAACACAACCGCAGCCGTTTTTATAGTTGAAACGCGCGGTACCCTTACGACCCAAACTGCTGACGTTCTTATGTGGAATGGCACGGTTGAGGCCGGGGCTTTCCTGACTAGCGACATTATTACTGGGGCAACGACAGCAACAAGAAATGCTGATGTTGCCACCATGACAGGTACTAACTTCAGCGATTGGTGGCAGGCGACGACAGGCGCCGCGGCGGCCCGTGCGCTGCCATCTACCGTATCTGGCACCCGTCCAGTTATTCAGTTTGACGATAATACCGCCGACAACTTCATTACGCTGCGCGGAAACACAACCAACCCGGAACTTTATATCAAGGCCGCCACTGACCAAGCGCAAATTGACGCCGGCACAATTTCGGCAAACACCGCATATACGCTTGCCGGAAGCTGGAACACAGACAGTTGCGCCGCCGCGCTTAACGGCGCCGTCGCAATTACGGATGCCAGCGCAACTATCCCAACGGTCACTCAAGCCCGATTGGGATCGGACGGAACAAACTATTTGAACGGCCATCTTCAGACCGTTCGATACTGGCCTCAACGCTTAATTAACGCAGAAGTACAAGCATTTAGTAAACTTTGACTACCGTAACAAAACATGTTACACATTCTTTGACGACCGTACTGGCCCGGTAGACCAGGATACCGAAAGGTGACGTGAATGAACGAGAACGAACTAGCGGGTGCGCCCGCGCCGGAACCGGAGGCCACGGCCGCCCCCGCGCCCGATGCAGACAATTCTTCGCCGGAACCGAAGCCTGCGGAGGCGCCCAAGACCTTCACACAAGAAGAGCTGGATGCCATCGTAAGCAAGCGTCTCGCAAGAGAGCAACGGAAATGGGAACGCGAGCAGAAGACCAAGGCTCCTGTCGCTCCGGCTGCCCCGCCGCCGGAACCTCTGAAGCCCGACGACTTCACCAACGCCCAGGCTTATGCCGACGCGATGGCCGAACGCAAGGCGCAGGAACTCCTCGCCAAGCGCGAAGCCGAAGCGGAACAGGCCGCGATGCTCGAAGCCTATCAGGACCGTGAAGAGGACGCCCGGAACAAGTACGACGACTTTGAACAGGTCGCCTACAACCCGAAGCTCCCCGTCACGGAAACGATGGCGCAGACCATTCAGGCCTCCGAGATCGGTCCCGACGTCATCTACTGGCTAGGGTCCAACCCCAAGGAAGCCGAACGGATTGCGCGCCTTAACCCGCTCTTGCAGGCACGGGAAATCGGAAGGATCGAGGCGAAGATCGCGTCGAACCCCCCGGCTAAAAAGACCTCAACCGCCCCGGCGCCAATTGCTCCGGTGACGGCCCGTACCGCCTCCGGTACGCCTGCATACGACACCACCGACCCGCGCTCGGTCAAGGCCATGAGCACCTCGGAATGGATCGAACAGGAAAGGCTGCGCCAGATCAAGAAGTACGAGGCACAACGTAGACGCTAGAGAAGGATTTTGTAGTCGGGGAAGTTCTCAGAGAGACACCGCTTACGAATGACAAACCGATGAATACCAGTGGCTTCCGCAGCAGCGGCAAAAGAACGGTACTCTACCCCCAACACGCTACACCGCGTGTTGCGGACGTGCTGTTCCTTACGCCGTTGCTTCGAGGCTTCCGAGTGGCCCGCACGCTTAAAGTACGGGCGTGTTCTGCCAACCAGCGCAGCCCGCTGTTTGGCCTTGGTTTCCTCGGACGTAACGCGCCCGGTGCGGTACTCCCGCAGTTTTGCGCGCGTTTCTTCGGTTCGTTCGTATTTACCAAGTCGCACCAGCATATCGGCGTGGCGGCCGATAAGATGCTCCTGCGGCGTAAGGCACCCCAGATTTTCCAGTCTGTTGTCCGTCTTGTCGCCGTTGATGTGGTGGATGTGTTTGGTCGGATCAAAGCCGTCCATCCAACACATTGCTACCACGCGGTGCAACAAGTGCTTGCTGCCAATACTCAAATATCCGTGCGGATGTTTGCTAGGGGTGTGCGGGCGGTGCTTTCTGAGAACTTTCCCGCAGCGCGAGACGGCGTAATTGTTGTTGAAAACCCGGTATTGAATACCGTCAACTTCAAAGCTAATCACGTTGTAACTCCTTTGGTTAACTACCAAATCATATCTAGCACCACTTAGAGAGAAAGTCAAACATGGCAAATTCATTGCTGACAATTGACATGATCACCCGCAAGGCGCTGGAGATCTTGGAAAACAACCTCGTCATCACCCGCAACGTCAACCGTCAGTACGACGACAGCTTCGCTGTCGAAGGTGCCAAGATCGGTTCGACCCTGCGTATCCGTCTGCCCGACCGCGCTCTGGTCACGGACGGCGCTGCTCTTCAGGTGCAGGACGACAACGAGCAGTTCACCACGCTGACGGTCAACAGCCAGAAGCACATCGGTGTGAACTTCACGTCTGCCGAACTCACCATGCAGCTTGACGACTTCGCTGATCGTGTGCTCAAGCCGCGTATCTCGCAGCTTGCGTCCTCCATCGACGCTGACGTCGCCAATGCCTACAAGGGCATCTATAGCTCTGTCGGCACCCCCGGCACGACCCCGGCCACTTCGCTCGTCCTGCTTCAGGGCCAGCAGAAGCTGAACGAGTTCGCTGCCATGATGCCGAACCGCTACGCGACCGTGAACCCGGCCGCCAACGCTGGTCTGGTCGAAGGCATGAAGGGTCTCTTCAACCCGGTTGACACCATCTCTCGTCAGTTCCGCAACGGTCTGATGGGCGAGGGCGTGCTGGGTTACGAAGAGATCAACATGTCTCAGTCCATCCAGCAGTTCACGACTGGTTCGCGCTCCGGCACGATCACGGTCGATGGCACCATGACGGTGGAAGGCTCCTCGAAGATCACCCTCAACGGCACCACGGGTCATACCCTCGCCGTCGGCGACGTCTTCACGATTGCCAACGTGTACGCGGTCAACCCGCAGACCCGTCAGTCCACTGGTTCGCTCCAGCAGTTTGTCGTCACTGCGGCCAACACCGCGGCGGGCAACAAGTTCACGGACGTCAACATCAGCCCGGCGATCTACACCGCGTCGAACGCTCTGGCCACTGTGAACAGCTTCCCGCAGAACCTCGCCACCGTCACGTTCGTCGGCGCGGCCTCGACGGCCTACCCGCAGAACCTGATCTACCACAAGGACGCCATCTCGTTCGCCACCGCGGACCTGCTGCTTCCGAACGGTGTGGACATGGCTTCCCGCCAGGTGCACAACGGCATCTCGATGCGCGTTGTCCGTCAGTATGACATCAACAACGACCGTATGCCCTGCCGTATCGACGTGCTTTACGGATATTCCGTGATCCGCGCGCCGATGGCCGTGCGTCTCTGGGGCTAACAGGTAAAGATAGGAGAATACGACAATGGCACTTCCTTCTGTTGGTGGCGGCTATCAGTTCAGCGATGGCAACGTCAATGAAGTCAAGCTTGGCACACAGGGTACTCCCGCCGCCGTTCCGGCTGGTAACGCTACCCTGACGTCTGCCCAGCTCGTCAACGGCATCATCCTCGGTTCGCCGGGGTCGAGCGCCGCTGCCTACACGCTGCCGCTGGCGGCCGATCTGGACAGCTATCTGGGCAACGCCCACAATGGCTCCAGCTTCGACTTCTCGGTGATCAACGTGGACGGCTCCAGCTCTGGCGTCATCACCATGACGACCAACACCGGCTGGTCCATCGGCACGTCTGGCTCGCAGGGCCTGATGACCATCGCTGCTACCGCTGGCACCGTGCGTCGCTTCCGCGCCCGCAAGACCGGTGACGCGGCTTGGGCGCTCTACGCGATCTCGTAAGCAACAAGGCGGGCGGTCAACCGCCCGCCTAACCCTTCAAGGAGAACCACATGCCCAATACGAAGCCTGTTGGTGTTGCCTACGAGGACCCGTACCTCGACGGCGCCACAATCGCCAACCCGGTCTACCCGGCCAAGGGCGCGGCGCTGACGGCCGCTCTGACGACCATCACGTCCACGGCTCCCGGTACGGCCGACTATGCCATTCAGGATTTGACCCAGACGACCCCGTTTGGGTTCGTGACCAAGGACGAGGGTAATTCGGTGCTGGCGGTTATCGCCAACCTCCAGACCCGCGTCGCTCAGCTTGAGAGCCGCCTTCAGGCTCTTGGCCTGATCTCGTAACCAGACAGGCGGTCTTCGGGCCGCCTGTTCCTCATAAGGAAAAACAATGGCTGAAATTTACCTGATGCACCACAAGCACGGCATCAAGATTGCCACCATGGAAATGGAAGCGCAGTACGATGAGAGCCACGGCTGGGTGCGGTTTGACCCGGAAGACCTCCATGACGAGGTCATCGAAGAGGTTGTCGAGGAGGCTGTCGAAGCTCCTGCGGCCGACTTGCCAGAGCCGGTGGTTGAGGTTAATGTGCTGTCCGAGGCTCCGCGCCGTCGCGGTCGCCCGCGCGTGACGAAGGACGAATAGCATGGCATCGGCTGGCGACATTATCAATGGCTCCCTGCGACTGATTGGTGTGCTGGCCGAAGGCGAAACGCCGTCTTCCGAGACGGCGCAGGACGCCCTGAACGCGCTAAACCAGATGATCGAGTCGTGGAATACGGAGCGCCTCGCCGTCTTCGCAACGCAGGATCAGGTTGTTAGCTGGCCGCCTGGCGCCCGTTTCCAGACGTTTGGGCCGACCGGCAACATCGTCGGCAACCGCCCGGTTTTGATCGACGACGCGACCTACTTCCGTGATCCGGCCAGCGGCATCTCCTACGGCCTGAAGCTGATCAACCAGCAGCAGTACAACGGCATCGCGGTCAAGACCGTCACGTCCACCTACCCGCAGGTGTTGTGGGTCAACATGACCTACCCGGACATCGAGATGTACGTCTATCCGGTGCCGACCAAGGTGCTGGAGTTCCATATCGTGTCGGTGCAGGAACTGAACCAGCCTGCCAATTTGGCGACCAATCTGGCCTTCCCGCCAGGCTATCTGCGCTGCTTCCGCTACAATCTGGCCTGCGAACTGGCCCCTGAGTTCGGCGTCGAGCCGTCGCGGCAGGTGTCCCGCATCGCCATGACGTCCAAGCGCAACCTGAAGCGCATCAACAACCCTGACGACATCATGGCGCTGCCCTACAGCATCGTCGGAACGCGGCAGCGCTACTCAATATTTGCCGGGAATTTCTGATGAAGTTTGCGTTTGGCATCAATATAGGCTGCGTGCGCCGCTTCGGGGGTTTCAAACAGCCCAATCCGGATCGGTTTGTAGTTGACTTTGATCTCGGCCAGCCACTTATTGTTTTCCTTTCGGACACCCGAAAATCCGCTTTTATTTTTTCGCGGTTTTTGGTTTTGCGCGTTTTCGGCGTTTGTGACTTCGCGGAGATTGCGCAGCGTATTATTCGCGCGGTTTCGGTCAATGTGGTCCAATTGTTCAACAGGCCAGCGCCCGTGCACATGAAGCCATGCGAGTCTGTGGGCCAAATACAGTCGGTCATCAACACGAATGACAACGTAACCGTTCCGCATGACGCACCCAGCGACGCTGCCTTTTCTACATCTACGGCGGCTAATTGCCCATGTAAAAATTCCCGTGCGTGGGTTATAGTCAAGCAATTCACGAACACGTTCCGCCGTCAAACTATGTTCCATATCTGTCCTCCAACCAACACAGTTAATATTAACTGTGTCGTATTAAAAGGTCAAGCCTAATGTCCACTGTTGCCATCTCACAACTTCCCGCTGCACTCACTGCTGATCCGGCAGATGAAATTCCTATTGTCCAGAGCGGCATCACGAAGAAAATCACCAACGCGCTGTTGTTCAGCACCACGTCACTGGCCAGCGCAACTGGGCTTCCGATTGTCGCCGGTACAACCGGAACGCTGAGCGTCGCGCGGGGGGGTACTGGGGTTACCACCTCTACAGGTACTGGAAGCACGGTTCTGTCCAACGCACCGACGCTGGTTACGCCGACGCTTGGAGTTGCGACCGCCACCTCCATCAACAAGGTGGCCATCACCGCTCCTGCAACCAGCGCCACGCTGACGATTGCAAATGGCAAGACGCTGACGGCTAATCACTCGCTGACGCTGGCAGGCGCCGACAGCACAACAATGACGTTCCCGTCCACCAGCGCGACCATCGCGCGGACGGACGCGGCGCAGACGTTTGCGGGCAACCAGACCTTTAGTGGAGCGTTCATTCAGGGCGCACAGGCGCTGTCTGGCGCTGGCGCAGTCAACATCACGCAGCCAGTCACCAAGTTCACGTCTACGGCTACAGGCAACGCGCTGACGCTGGCCGACGGCGTTGAGGGCCAACTCAAGACCATCGTTTATGTGGCAGAAGCCGCTGGTGGCGACACCGGCATTCTTACGCCGACCAATCTCGGCGCCGGAACGACCATTACGTTCAACGCGGTGGGAGATGCTTGCGTGCTCCAATTCCTTGGCTCGGATTGGTGGGCTATCTCGCTCCGTGGCGCAGTGCTGGCTTAACCGATGCAGACGCCGATCCTCGGTTCATCTTATGTGGCTCGCAGCGTAAATGCTGCGGATAGCCGTATGGTGAACTTGTTCCCTGAGATGGTGCCGGAAGGCGGCAAACAGCCCGCCTTCCTGCAACGGTGTCCTGGTCTGTCCTTGCGGACTACAGTCGGCACCGGTCCTATTCGGGGGCTTTGGGAACACGGCGCGTATATTTACGTTGTGTCGGGCAACACGTTTTACCGCGTAACCAGTTCTTTTGCATCTACGGCGCTCGGCACAGTGTCCGGTACTGGGCCTGTCAGCATGGCCGACAACGGCACGCAGATCATGATCGCCGCCGATCCGGCTGGCTACATCTACAACACCTCGACCAACGTCTTCGCGCAGATCACCGACCCGGACTTCCCCGGTGCCTCAGTCGTGGACTATCTCGACGGCTATTTCGTTTTCATTGAACCCAACAGCCAGCGCATCTGGGTGACGGCACTATTGGACGGCACCAGCATTGATCCGCTGGACTTCGTAAGTGCCGAAGGCGACCCGGACAACATCATCAGCATGATCGTCGATCACCGCGAGGTCTGGCTGTTCGGCAACAACTCGACCGAGGTTTGGTACAACGCTGGATTGTCTGACTTCCCGCTTGTGCGTATTCAGGGTGCCTATAACGAGTTGGGTTGCGCCGCGCGTTACTCCGTGGCCAAGATGAACAATCAGGTCTACTGGCTCGGTAAGGACTTCCGCGGTCAGGGCATTGTCTACGTCGCCAACGGATATCAGGGACAGCGCATCTCGACGCACGCGGTCGAGTGGCAAATCCAACAGTACGGCAATATGTCGGACGCTGTGGCGTATACTTATCAGCAGGACGGCCATTCGTTCTATGTGCTGTCGTTTCCGTCTGCGGGCGCAACATGGGTCTACGACGCCACGACCGGCGCATGGCATGAGCGTTGGGCGTGGGAAAACGAGCAGTGGGCGCGGCAGCGCGGCGCGACGCAGGTGTTCTTTAACGGCGAAAATTTGGTTGGAGACTACCAAAACGGCAATCTGTATGCTTACGATCTGGATGTCTATTCCGACAACGGGCAAACGCAGCGCTGGCTGCGGTCGTGGCGCGCGCTGCCGACCGGCGAGAACACGCTTCGGCGCACGGCGCAGTATTCGCTTCAGCTTGACTGCGAGACGGGCGTTGGCCTCAATTTGTACCCGGCGTACTCGGCTGAAGACCTGACGGCTGAAGATGGCGACATTTTGCTAGCGGAATACGCGCAGAACGACCTGACGACCGAAAGCGGTGAGACATTGACGACCGAGGCAAACGATGGGTTGGAAACGATTGCCGACAATCCAAACCCGCCTTACGATTTTACACCGCCCGTGTACCTGACCACGACCAGCTATCCGGCAGCGCCTGGTTACGATCCACAGGTCATGCTTCGCTGGTCCGACGATGGTGGCCACACTTGGTCGAATGAGCACTGGCGGTCGATGGGCAAGATCGGCCAGTTCGGTTACCGCACCATTTGGCGCCGCCTTGGCATGACGCTCAAGATACGCGACCGCGTCTACGAGGTATCTGGCACCGACCCCATCAAGATCGCCATCATGGGGGCTGAACTACAGGCGAGCGGCACCAGTGGTTAACATCACCAACATCACCCCGCCGCGCGTACCGCTGACGGACCCGCGGACGGGGCTGATCGCGCGTGAGTGGTATCTATTCCTGTTGAGCCTGTTCAACCAGACGGGACAGAGCGCCTTTTCATTGGAGGACATCCAGAAAGGGCCTGTCACTGAGGCGGGTTTCTCTGATACGTCGGAACTGGACAAGCAGATCATGGGCCTCCAGATGGCCCCGCAGCCGGAACTCGGCACTATGGCGTCGGTTCAGCAGGACAACGTACGCTTCCTGCGGTTCTCCCGCAACCCCTCGCCGCCGGTCGTGTCCGACGTCGGTGTCATGGCGTGGAACACCGCGGACCAGACGCTGAACCTTGGCATGGAGTACGGCGTCACCCAGCAGATCGGGCAGGAAACCTACGCCCGCGTCGGCAACACGACTGGCGTTACGATCCCGAACGGCTCGGTCGTCGGGTTCGCTGGCGCTACGACCGACGCCCTTCTGGTTGCGCCCTATTTGGCGGACGGCTCCACACCGACGCTCTACATCCTCGGCGTCATGACGCACGACCTGCCGGACAGCGGCGACAAGGGCTATTGCTGCACATGGGGCTTCGTGCGGGGCATCGACAC